GCTGCCAAGCGGGTACCTGATGGTTCGAGCGATGATCGACGGCGTGAGGGTTGTTGGGCTTGCCCATCGCCTGGTTTGGCAGCACCTGCATGGAGACATCCCCGACGGGCTGGTCATCAACCACAAAAACGGGATCAAGGGATGCAACCGCGGCGACAATTTGGAGACTTGCAGCTACAGTGAGAACGCGAAACACGCCTATCGCGTTGGCCTGGTGGATGAACATGGTCAGCGAAACCCATCGTCGACAGTAACTGACCACACGGTTGGGGCGATCCGCGCCGCGTATGCGGCGGGCGCTATGACCATGGGAGAGGTAGCTCGGCAATTCGGCCAATCGGTGCAGTATGTCTCGCGCGTGGTTCGCGGGGAGACGCGAGCAAGGCAACCCGGGCCGATCTCTACGAACAACCGGAAGCCGACCCTACTGCCCCGTGACCCGGTAACCGGACGGTATCTGTCGAACAGGAGGGCAGCGTGATTCGCGCCCGCGTGGGCCGCACCTGGCGCGAGTTCCCCAAGGAGGCCCCATGCCCGATCACAAAGTGAACCTGAACGCCATCATCCGAGGGATGCTGCCCCCGCTCTGCGCCCCCGGGGAGACCCTCACCAGCTCCATCCAGATCGGCCGGCGCATCTCGGACGGCATCCGCCTGATGACAGCCAAGGACATCGCCGAGAAGACGCGCATCGTTGACGGCAAGCTGCAGTTCCGCAAGGAGGACAACGGCTGGGGACAACCCCCCGAAGGCGTGACCGAGGTCTGGGAGCTCGGCAAGCCGGTCCCGCCCGAGAAGGTGACGCTCACCTTCGCCCTCATCAGCATCCTGCAAGACAACCCGTCCTCGCTGGTGAAAGTACCAGGGCACGCGCAGCCCCCGCGCACGGTCGCGCAGCATGTTGCAACGCTGGCCGAGGTCAACATGGCCGAGTGGCAGGCCGGGAACAAGCCCACGACGAACTGAGTGCAAATCCTGGGCGTACAGCACGCGCTCTGCGGGCTCGGAGAGGACCGGGTCGTCAGAAGGTACGCCCCGAGGAAATGCATGCGCAAGGCGAGGCCTCCCGCTCCCGAGGACCCACGCCAGACCAACATCTGGGACGCCATCGCGAGGTACAGGGCTCTCGGCAAGGCCGCCAGGGCTCGAGCGGTGCAGGCCAAGGCGCCGCTGCCCAGGGTGCCACGCCGGCAGCCCGCCATCCGCGCCTCGAAGCGCTTGCGGCGGTACGAGCTCCGGTTCCGGGACGAGCTCGACTCGGGGCCGCCCCTTCCCGGGATGCCGCCCAGCTCGCAGGCCTGCGCCGCGGTCGGCCTTGGGACGCGCCCTTTGCCGTGCCCCTTTCTGCGGTGCCGGTACAACCTCAGCATCGAGATCACTCCGCGCGGCTCGCTGCGTGTGCTCAACCCGTGGTGGGAACCCGGGGAGCGAACCGCCGGCCCAACGTGCGTTCTGGTGGAATCCCACAAGCGTGAGCACACCGCAGCCCAGATCGGGGCCATCCTGCGGATCGGGATCAACCGAGTGGGGCAGATCGATGCGGCGGCAACAGCCAAGATGGCGGCTCGGTTTGGGATGACGGCGGGCCAGCTCCGGGAGGCCATCGAGGCGAGCCGACGCAGACGAAACCAGGACTGATGGTGGGCTCAGATAATGGGTGCGGCCTTTGCGGGTAGCGGCTTGGGAGCGCGTACGCTGGAGCCATGACTGTAGGTCACGACGGCGAAGCGCCGCCCGATGCTGCGATCAGCGCCGAATCAACGCCGCCAGAGTCCGGCGAAGCGCCGCCAAAGAAGACGGTGGGCAAGCCGTTCCCCAAGGGGGTGAGCGGGAATCCTTCGGGAAGGCCGAGGGCCACCGAAGAGTACAAAGATGCCATGACCAGGCTGGACGAGAAGGCAATCGAAGGCCTGGAGCAGATCCTGGACAATCCGCACCACAAGAAGTTCGCCGACGTGTGCATGTACGTGGTGAACAGGAACCACGGCAAGCCGCCCGAGCGCATGCATCTTTCTGGTCCCAACGACGGCCCGATCACGACGGCGACATCGGTCATAGGGATGGACAGCGAGCAGCAGGCCAAGCGGCTCGCCGAGCTCGAAGTGAAGATGGCGGCGGCTGCTGGAGGGCCGAAGCCAGGTGTCGAGCCCGCTTCCTAGCCGCGACTACTCCGCCCTGACGCCGGCGGAGCTGTGGGAGTGGCACCAGCTTCTCGAGTCGCGCTTCGGCGGCGAGTCCTTGGCCGACTTCATCTGCCGGGTGGCGCCGCACGAGCCACCTCCGCGGCATCTGATGCCAGTCCTCGATGCGCTCGAGCGCGCCAAGACCATCGGCGGCCAGCGGGTGTGCCTGTCGATGCCACCTCGGCACGCGAAGAGTACGACCATCAGGAGGGCGATCGGGTGGTGGCTATTGCGATGCCCGGCAGACCCGTGCGCATACGTCTCCAGAACGTGCGACGGAGCGGAGGCGCAGAGCCGCAAGGTGCGAACGCTCGCCCAGCAGATCGGGATCCCGCTGATGCGCGGGTCGCAGCGCGACGACCGATGGGAGACTGCGTACGGGGGCGGCCTCATCGCCACCGGCATTGACGGCATGCTCACCGGCAACCCGATCAAGGGGCTCGGGATCGTCGACGACCCGATCAAGTCGCGCGCCGAGGCTAACTCCGAGGCCTACCGCGAGCGGGTGTGGGACTTCTTCAACGACGTGCTGATGACCCGCTTGGAGGGGCCGGCGTCGGTGTTCGTCATCCACACGCGCTGGGATCCCGACGACCTGATCGGCCGGCTCATCGAAGAGCAGGGCTGGGACGTGATCAACCTGTCGGCCATCGCAGAAGCGGACGACCCGATCGGGCGCATGCCTGGTGAGGCCCTGTGGCCCGATAGGTTCCCCGTGGAACGCCTGCTCAAGATCAAGCAGCGCAACGAGTTCACGTTCGAGAGCCTGTACCAGGGCAAGCCGACGCCGAAGGGCGCGAGGCTGTTCTACGGCCCGGCACGCTACTACGACCCGAAGAAGACGGACCTCACGGGCTGCCACGTGCTCATCGGAGGCGACCCCGCGGCGACCGCCAAGACGACCGCGGACTTCTCGGCCTACGTCGCGCTCGCGGTTCGACCGCCGTTCCACTGTCCGACCGTGTACGTGCTTGACGTGTACCGGCGGCAAGTCGAGGTGCCGCAGCAGGCGCGCGACGCCCTGGAATTCCAGCGGCGCAACTACGGCGCGATGATGTGGGTCGAATCCGTGGGCGGGTTCAAGGCGGTCCCGCAGTTGATCCGCGACCTGGCGCCCGGGGTGCTCATCGGTGAGATCACGCCCAGGGGCGACAAACGGCAGCGGGCAGAGCGCATCGCGAGCGCGTGGAACGACGGCCGCGTGCTTCTGCCGAAGACCGACCCGCACCTGCCCGGCTCCGACATGGCGCCACCCTGGCTCGCTGAGTACGTGGACGAGGTGCAGCGGTTCACCGGCAGGACCGGGGGACAGGACGACCAGGTGGACGCGAGTGCCAACGCCTTCAACGAGGTCGTCGAGCTCAAGAACGAGGTCCAGGTCCACCGCGGTGCCGTGCGCGACCCGGCGAGGTGGGGATAGGGCTTGCGCATCCTGGCGCGAGATGCTACATCATAAGCATGATGCTCATCAAAGAAAGCCCCGAGGTCCCCACCCCGGAGGACGTGCGCAGCGTGTTCGTGCGGACGGTCGACGGCCAGCCCGCCGTGGTGTTCGTGTGCCACGACGGCCAGCGGATCATTGTGCCGGTGCCCCTGCGCCCCGTGTCCTCTGCGGTGAGGGATGCAGCGTGACGGCCTCACAGGCAGCCGCTAACCGCACGGTGGTCAGCCAGATCGCGCGAGCGGCACAGGTGCGCCAGGAGGCAGTCAGGAAAGTGCTGTCCGGGCTTGAAGTATGGCCACGCACCTACGCCGCCGTGGCGGATGCTGCGCGCGCCGCCGGCGTGGCAGGGGTTCCGCCGCTCGCCGAACGTGCGCCGAGACAGAGGCCATGCCGGGAATGCGAGCGGCTACGGGCGCGTGTTGCCGAGCTCGAAGCGGCCCTGGCCAGCGATACCAAGGCCCCGCCCAAGCTCGGCGTGGTGCCGGCGGCGGGATAGCTACTCCGCTAGACGCCGACCCGCTTTTTCCGTAGCCCGCCGCGCGCGGCCACATCCTGGAACTCGGGACACCCATGCCCGAGCCAAACACGCCCGGCGCCACCAGCGGCGTCACATACGGACTGCTGAACCAGAAGCACCCTGAGCGCGACTGCGACTACCTGTGCCGCTTGCGGGCATTCTACGAAGGCGGGCAGAAGCTGCTCGGGAACGGCGCCCTGATGGCGAGGGTGTTCCCGCGCCACCGCCGCGAGGTCGAGGAGGTCTATAGCGAGCGGATCTCCCGAGCCTTCTACATCGGCATCTGCGGGGAGATAGTCGACTACCTCACGGCCACGCTGATGAGCGACCCGATCCGACTTGGGACAGCCGAAGGCTCGACGAAGAATGAAACGACAGCTCCGTCCGAATGGTATTCGGGCTGGTTCCGCAACGTGGCGCCCAAGGGATCGCCGGTGATGCCGCTCGGGGAGTTCCTGCGCGGTTCAGCCCAGGGCCTGATGGTATCGCGGGAAAGCTGGGTCAGGGTCGACCTGCCACAAGCCAGCGACTATCCATCCGTGGCCGAGCAGGACAAAGCGGGCGGGCGCGATGCTTGGCTCGTCCAGATCCCGACGGACTGCGTGTGGGACTGGAAGGAAGACGCGGCCGGCGCGCTGGAGTGGGTGGTCGTCCACTCAACCGAGCGCCCACGGAACGCCATCACGGATCAGCGCACCGTCACGGTCGAGCGGTGGATGGTCTACGACCGCGAGAAGTGCACACGGTATCGCCTGGCCTACAAGGACGAGAACCCGCCCAAGGACAGCGACGTGGTCCCGCTGGACGGCGATGATGTCCCGCACAGGTTTGGCATGGTCCCCATCGTTCGGAAGACCGTGCCCGATGGTCTGTGGGCGATGGACACGCTCGAAAGCATCCAGCGCGAGCACTTCAACAAGCGCAACTCCCTGGCGTGGGGAGAATTCCAGTCACTGCTCCCCGAGCTCTACGAGTTCTGCGCCCCCGAGGCGCCGGCCAAGGGAGCCGTCATCGGGCAGAACCAGAAGGATCCCGAAAGAGCAGTCTCCCAGCCCCGCGGCCAGGGCTACGTGCAACGGCGCGGGAATGAGGACGACGCCCGCTTCGTGGGCCCCCCGGTGGATCCGTTCGTAGAAGCCCGCAAGTCCTGCCAGGAGCTGCGCGACGAGATGCACCGAGTGATGCACCTCATGGCGCTCTCGGTGAGCAACACGTCCAGCATGCTCGGGCGATCGGCCGCCAGCAAGGCGCAGGACCAAGCTGCCACTGGCGTCGTGTGCGGTGAGCTAGGGCGCCATCTGCGTGAGCACGCCGTGGCCATCATGGAGATGGTGTCCCGTGCCCGCGGGGAAGTGGGGCTCAAGGACCAGTGGAAAGCGACCGGAGCCACGCAGTTCACGATCACGAGCACCGATGAGGTGGTCGACCGTGGGACCAAGGTGGAGACCTTGACGATCAAGTCGCCCACGTTCCACAAGAAACACCAGGCCGCCATGGCGGAGACGATCCTAGGCGACGCGGCCACGCCGGACGTCATGGAGGCCATCGAGGGCGAGCTGGAAAAGAACATCACGGCCGAGGACATGCAGCCGATCGTGCCGCGCGTGCCGGTCAACCTGGGCAAGCCAGGGGGCGAGGGGGACGGGACGGAAAACGAGGACGGGACGGAAGACGGAGGGAACGAGCCGCCGAAGCCTCCCGCAAATGGCCAGAAGAAGCCGGCCAAGAAGAAGAAAGCGACGCCGGCAAAGGGCAAACCCGCCAATGTCTGAGCCAGCCGCCTGCCCTGACTGCGGCTCTCCTGTGATCTGGCATTCCGCGCTCATCAGCACCGGGATGCATGGCGAGTGCGAGGCCGCGTTCTGCAAGGCCTGCAACAAGATCCACTTGCGCGGGGACGCCGACGCCATGTCCTATGTGCGGTTGGTGTGGCGGAACTCGACGCGGGAGAGCACGCGGTAGCATGCCCTCGAAGCGCGCCCAGATCCAATCCGTGCTCGAGCACGTGGCCGCGTCACTCGAAGGCCTGGAACGTCCGGTCCTGCGCTCCGTTCTTCCCGTGCTGAACCAGGCACACGCCGAGGTCGAGGCATCGCTGCGCCGCTGGATCGCCTCCCAGCACGGCCGCGACACGTTCACGGCCCAGCGCTACCGGAACGTGCTGCTGCACCT